ACTGTCAACCCGGCAGACGGGCAACTGATCGTCTCGGCGGTCGGCTCCACGTCGATCACGTTCAACCTTGCGGCCAACCTGGCCGGCGCCTTGTCGGCTGCGGGCAGCACGTCCTTCTCGTTCACGGTCAACAACGCCACGCTCGGCGCCATCGTCGACGCCGTGGGCGCTGCGCTGGTGCAGGTGTCGGCCAGCGCCAACATCCGCGCTACGGGCAACCTGTCGGGCGACATCACACCATTCACAGAACTCAGTCCGCAGAACTTGGCTGCTGCGGTCTGGGCGCAAGTCATCGACGGAACATACGCGGCCAACGACTTGTTGAAGTTGATCGCGGCCTCTGCCGCGGGCGAATTGGCCGGTTCGCCTGGCGGGCCGATTTTGATCAAGAGCGTGAACGGCAGTACAGTACGGATCACGGCCACAGTAGACGCCAACGGCAACCGCACGGGCCTGTCCTACGATGTTTCCTAAGACGTACTTCGCTGCCGCGTTCTTCTCGGGGTACTTCTTCCCCCCGGTAGATGAAGGCCCGACGCCTCCAGAAACTGCGGTCCAACTAGATATAAAATTGCGGTCGTTTACCGAGCGCGGGGGATTCTAAGTGGCCATCAACCTCAAAGCCATCACATCTTGCATCGGCTACGAGCAGATCGCTTCTTTGGCGGCGTCAACAGCACTGAACGCTCCGTCTACAGACGCTAACGGCTTGTCTTGCCGGCCTTCGTTTGCGCTGATCAGTTGCGAGGGCGCTGCCGTGCGGTGGCGGGATGACGGTGGGGTTCCTACTGCATCGTTGGGGATGCCTCTTGCAGCCGGCGTGACCCTGCAGTACGACGGCGACATATCCCGAATCCGGTTCATCCAGCAAACGCCTGGCGCCAAATTGAACATCTCTTACTACGCCTGACGCCATGTACGTCTACAACGATGTGCCAGACGAGTTGTCTTGGCCGTTTCACAAGAAGATCACACGCAAAATTGCTGGACTGTGGGCACGTTTTGTGGCACAAGTCAAGTCTTTGCGGGCGTCTTGACCAAACCAAACTTTTGAGGTTGACTCATGGGACTGAAATCCACCACCGTTTGCTTGGGATACCAGCAGATCACTTCGTTGTCTGCCGCAGCAGCGCTGACCGTTCCAAGTGGGGCCACACTGGCTATCATCACGCCGGAGACTCAAGCGGTGCGCTGGCGCGATGACGGCACCAACCCCACCAGCGCGGTCGGTATGCCCGTGCCCATCTCAACGGTGTTGTCGTACGACGGCGATCTGCAGCGCATTCGGTTCATTGAACAGGCTGCCAGTGCCAAACTGAACGTGAGCTACTACGCATGATCACCGTCCGCAACTCACCCCAGTACGTCAACCGAGTCCGTCAGGATTGGACGGCCAACGGTGGGGTGTATGGCGATGGCGGCATCTCTGCGGTGGTGCCAGCAAACGATCCGTTCGCGCAGCTTGGTCCGACGCTTGACCTGGTGTTTGCAGGCGTACCTAACAATTTGGGTGAAAACGGAGATTCCATCAGTCTCAATTTCACTTCCGAGCAATACCAAATTGCAGAGCAGTACGTGGTCTGGGAGTAAAACATGGCGCTCGTATCCAAAACCTTCTCGCAGATCATCACCTTCACCCGTGCCAGCACGGCCACGTTCTTCAACTCTGCGGGCACGCTGACCAGCGCAGCCGTTGACGCCCCACGCTTCGACTACAACCCCAGCACACTGGCGGCTCAGGGGCTGCTGATTGAAGAGAGTAGGACGAATCTGCTGTTGCAAAGTGGTTGGGCAGGGGCAACGTCCGGTTCCCCTGGGGCTGCGCCCACAAGTTGGGGGCTGGGGTTTGGTACAGGCACCGTTACTACAGTTGTTTCATCGACTGCTGGGCCGATTGCAAGTGCAGTCAGGTTTGATTACGACAATACCGAACGTGTATTTTTTGATCAAGCTATAACCGTCACATCGGGAACGCAGTACGCATTTTCAATATACGTTGAGGCACTTTCGGGTGCTGTAGCGGGCGATGTATTAACTATTACAAACGGAACTACAAGCGGAACCGTAAACACGCCTGTCACAAGCCCAAGCGCTACTGGCCGATATACGTTGCTGTTTACGGCCAACGGCAATGGAACCGTTTTTTTGCGTGCTGGTGCAGGAACCACTGCTGCGCTTGGTGGTACTGGCTCTATTACATTGAGCCGTCCGCAGTGCGAAGCAGGCTCTTTTGCCACCAGCTACATCCCCACCACCACCACCGCGCTGACCCGTGCAGCCGATGTGGCTTCAGTGAATACGCTGAGCCCTTGGTATAACAGCGCGTCGGGTACTTTGTATGCGGAATACAGCATTCCGTTTGCTTTGACTGCTTCATCGGGGCCTAGACTGGGAACTTTTGTCGGCGCAGGCGGCGCTGGTGTTGATGAATTGAGCCTTTTTGTTTTGCAAACGGTAAACAGAACAGCATCTGCAAACGTATTTACAGGTGGCGTAAACGCAGGCCGCATCGACGCTTCTGCGTCATTTGTTGCAAATACCATTATCAAGGCCGCTCAAGCGTATGCGTCAAACGACAGGGCGGTAACAACTGGCGGTAGCGCACCAGCTACATCAACTGCTGCGTACACAATTCCCACTGTTACTACACTGCGACTTGGTTCTCAAGACGGAGGCGGCACAAATAACATTAACGGCTACCTCCGTAGGGTGTCATTTTTCCCTCGTAGGCTCTCGAACGCAGAACTTCAGGCCCTGACGACATGACCCACTTCCTACGCGGTTTCTGGGACGGCTTGGCGTTGCTGCCGCTGGTGCGCTGGATCAGGAAACGCAAATGAACGACCCCTTCGACCCATTCAACGAGGTGCCCATGTACCACGATACCTTCCTGAAATTCGCTGACGAAGCCGAGGCCAACGCGGCGCTGTTCACCGAGCAGACCAACGTGCAGGGCGATGTGGTCGAGACGGTCTTGGTGCCCAAGTACGCGGCGGTGGATGTCGTTGGCGTGATCTACAAGCCCACGGGCAAGATGCTGAAGGCCAAGAAGGGCGAGGAGCCCATGCCCGAGATGGCCCCGCTGGAGGGCTGGCACGTCAACGTGCGCCACACCGCTGAGACTCCTGAGCTGGAGGCTTTCCGCGTGTTCCCGGCAACGCCGAGCAGGATGTGGGCCTAAATCATGGCTGACCAAAAAGTTTCTGACCTGCCGTCACTGAACGGCGTTGACGTTGACCCAGCGGACCTGCTGTACATCGTTGACTCTTCCGCTGGCACTGCCGGGTCGAAGAAGATCACGATGGGGCAGTTTGACATTTACACCGCTGAAGTTTCTCAGACGCTGAAGAACAAAATCATCAGCGGTGCTGACAACACGCTGTCCAACATCTCGCTGGCCTCCAGCGTCACGGGCACGCTGCCGGTAGCCAACGGTGGCACTGGGGCTACTACGCTGACTGGCGTGGTCAAGGGCAATGGCACGTCAGCCTTTACGGCGGGTAACGTCAACTTGACGTCCGAGGTCAGCGGCACGCTGCCTGTAGCCAACGGCGGTACGGGGTCAGCTTCCCTGACGGCCAACAACGTCCTGCTGGGCAACGGCACTTCGGCATTTCAGGTGGTGGCTCCGGGCACAAACGGTAACGTGCTGGCAAGCGACGGCACAACTTGGGTCAGCACAACCATAGCCAGCGCCTCGGACGTTCAAGTTTTCACCAGTTCCGGCACATGGACCAAGCCTGCTGGCAAGACGATGGTCATGGTGGAGATTTGGGGCGCTGGCGGTGGTGGCGGTGGTGGCAATACTGGTAGTTCTGCTGATGGCGGCGGTGGCGGTGGCGGCGGGTCTTATGTATCACGGGTATTCCAGGCTTCTGATCTTGGCGCAACTGTTTCCGTAACGATTGGAAGTGGCGGTGGAGGCGGGTCCGCCACAAACAATGGCGTTGCTGGTGGATCTACATCGTTTGGGTCTTCCTTAACCACTTATGGAGGAAGCGGAGGAGGTTCTGGTTCTGCTAGTGGCCCAGCATTAGGCGGCGGGGGGACGGGCGGGGGTACTGCCGGTGCGTCAGGACAGCCGTTTAGCTACCGAGGTTTCGATAGTGTTACTGGTCAATTTGGTGGAGGCCGAGGAGGATTTGGATCTGTAAGTTTTGGGCCCCAATCAGCAGCAGCTTCTGGTTATGGTGGAGGCGGTGGTGGTGCAGGGTATTGGGGCCAAGAAGGCTCAGGCGCTTGTTCTGCTTACGGCGGCGGCGGTGGTGGTGGCGGTGGAGGCTCCGGTATATCTGGCCAAACCGGTGGAAGCCGAATAGGAGAAACTGGCGGCGGCGGTGGCGGCGGAGCTACAGGGGCGAATGGAACGGCGGGTTCTGGCTTTGGCTTAGCCGGTGGAGGCGGTGGCGGTATCTCTTCTTCTGCAACCGGAGGCGCTGGAGGCGCTGGTGGCACTGCCGCAGGAGGTGGAGGCGGTGGTTCGAGTAACTCCGGAACAGGCGGAGCAGGCGGCGCTGGTGGCTCTGGTTACGCCCGCGTCACTTCTTTCTAAGGAAACGCAATGCGCTACGCAATCATTGAAAACGGTGTGGTGGTGAATGTGGCTGTGGCAGATGCTGAGTTTGCTGCTGCTCAAGGCTGGGTTTCTTGCCCTGACACGGTTCAGATCCGTGATACCTACGACGGCCAGACGTTTACGCCTGCACCCCCGGCTCCGCCACCCCCTCTCCCGCCAACTCCAACCAAGGAAGAACTGCTCGCCAAACTGCAGGAATTGCAAGCGCAAATTAGCGCGCTTACATAACACCTGCGTTGCTTGGCGCGCGGATTTTTAAGTGGTACTATCAACCGTACTGGCCCGATGACCAGGTTTTCTTGAGGCCCACACATGAGCCAAGAAGTCGCAGCGGAGATCGACACCGCATCAGCCGCACCGGAACCCACGGCAGTTACGGAAGCGAGTCCTGTTGAACAACAGGGCACTGAGCCGGAAGTCGAACAACAGACGAAGACGTTTACTCAAGAAGAGTTGGACGCCATCGTCAGGAAACGGCTTGATAGAGAGCAGCGTAAGTGGGAGCGTCAACGGGCACAGCAGCCCGTGGTTGAGCAGCCTAAGCAACTACCGTCTGCAGAGCAGTTTGAATCGACTGAAGCCTACGCGGAAGCGTTGGCAGTTCAGAAGGCCGAACAGCTACTGGCACAGCGGGAGATGCACAAGCAGCACACCGAACTGCTGGAGGCTTATCACGACCGTGAGGAGCAAGCCAGGGAAAAGTACGACGACTTTGAACAAGTCGCCTACAACCCCAAGCTGCCAATCACGACCGTCATGGCTGACACCATCCGCGCATCTGACGTTGGCCCTGAAGTAGCGTACTACCTCGGCACCAACGTCAAGGAAACGGAACGTATCGCTCGCTTACCGCCCATCCTGCAAGCCAAGGAAATTGGGAAGATCGAGGCCAAACTGGCCGACAATCCGCCCGTCAAACGCTCAACGTCTGCACCAGCACCGATCACACCCGTCACCGCACGCAGCGGCAACAACAACCCGTCGTATGACACGACTGACCCGCGTTCCATCAAGAACATGAGTACGTCGGAGTGGATTGAAGCCGAACGAGCAAGACAGATGCGAAAGATGCAGGCTCAGGCAAATCGCTAAATTTGAAAGGAGCCCGCTGTGGCCAATTCGATTCTCACGATTGACATGATCACCAGGAAGGCCCTGGAGATCTTGGAAAACAACCTGGTGCTCACGCGCAACGTGAACCGCCAGTACGACGACAGCTTCGCTGTCGAAGGGGCCAAGATCGGCTCCACGCTGCGCATCCGCCTGCCGGACCGCGCTTTGGTGACTGACGGCGCCGCCCTGCAAGTGCAGGACGACAACGAGCAGTTCACGACCCTGACCGTCTCCTCGCAGAAGCACATCGGCGTGAACTTCACGTCCGCCGAACTGACGATGCAGTTGGACGACTTCGCGGATCGTGTGCTGAAGCCTCGTATCAGCCAGCTTGCCGCCAGCATTGACGCTGACGTGGCCAACGCGTTCAACAAGATCGGCAACTCTGTCGGCACGCCCGGCACCACGCCGGCCACCTCGCTGGTTCTGCTGCAGGCCCAGCAGAAGCTGAACGAGAACGCCGCGGTGATGTCGCCGCGCTACGCAACGGTAAACCCCGCTGCGAACGCTGGCCTGGTGGAGGGGATGAAGGGCCTCTTCAACCCCACCGACACCATCAGCAAGCAGTTCAAGAACGGCATGATGGGCACTGGCGTGCTGGGCTTCGAAGAAGTCAACATGAGCCAGTCCATCAAGCAGTTCACGACTGGCTCGCGCACCAACGGCACGACGGCGGCTGCAGTGACGACCGAAGGCGCGACTTCGATCTCGCTCACCGGCTTGGGCAGCACCAACACCGTTCTTGCTGGCGACGTGTTCACCGTGGCGGGCTGCTTTGCGGTGAACCCGCAGACCCGTGAGTCCACTGGCTCGCTGTTCCAGTTTGTTGCGCTCGCAAGCGTGACTGCATCGGGTGGCGCGGCAACGGTCACGGTTGCTCCGATGTACTCGGCCAACCAGGCGCTGGCCACCGTCAGCTCTCTGCCGGCCAACAGCCAAACGGTCACGTTCATCGGCGCTGCGTCCACGCAGTACCCGCAGAACTTGGTCTACCACAAGGACGCCATCACGTTTGCCACCGCC